TTAACTTTGTAATCAATTTAAACAACAAAATATATACTAAGATAATAAAAGGTGAATAACCATGACAAAACTTTCATTGGCTTTAAATGTTAATGATTCAATCCGCATTAAAGAATTTGAAATAGCAAATCAGAAGTTCCAAGTTAAAGTACCATTGAGCCATGAACTTGATGAGATGATGAAAAGGATAGCAGATGCGCCTCCTAAAGTAGTCAAAGAAAGATTGAAGAAGATGACTGCCGCTTTGACAGCCGAAAAGATTGAGGGTGTTGAAGTAGTCGAAGATGATGTTGTAGTTGATGGCAAATCTACTAAAGACACAATTGTTTCTATTGTACAAATGGAAAACAAGATTACCGAATATATTAAATTGCTTGTTCCTAAAGAGGGCAGTTTAGAAAACCTGACATATCAAGAAATCGATGAAGAATTTACTTTGCAGACTCAGTTAGAGATTGTAGAAAAGATTACTGAAGTAATACAGCCGGGATACAAGGAAACTAGAAAAAACTAGTTAGGGACATTCGCCAACAGGTAAGAGCCTATATATGGGCGCATGGCGGTTGTCCCGATAATATTCCTGCTGATGACATGAGGAGCATTGAGATTATGTTTAGCGATGGAATGATAGGACAAAAATCAGTCTTACTTGCTCTGAGTGCTTTGACTACTGGCAATCTCAATTCCAAGCTAGGCACAAATGCCAAGGCATATAAAATGCATGACATTTTGCCAATGGCGCATGAGTATATTATTCCTCCATTAAGCGATGAACAAAAAGAAGATCAGACTCAAAAGGCTTTGTTGGCTTTTGTTAAGTCTGCGCCTAATGCGCCAAAGAAACTGTTAAATGGATAAGGTTACTTTTAAGCTAGAGGGGTTTGCTGAATTTGAACAGCAAATAATAGCTTTAGGAAAAGGTTATCGAGATGATCTTGTTGCTAGACAAACTCTTGTAAAAGCCGCTAAAAAAGCTATGGAAGTTGTTTTACTTGAAGCTACTGCTCGTGCGCCCTATGATTCTGATAGACCGGCTACAGATGCAGGAAAACCTCATTTAAAAATGACAACAAGATTAGATGCTCGTATTCCATCTGCCAAAGATCGAATGTCTAGTTTTGTTAGTGATACAGATGCCGCCATTGCTGTTGTCTCTGTAAAAAAATCTGCTGTTTCACTTTCTCAAGAGTTTGGTAATGTTCGAACTCAAGCACAACCTTTTTTAAGAATAGCCTTAGAAAAAAATACTCAAAAAGTCTTAGATGAATTAAAATCAGAGTTGTCAACAATTATTCCTGAGTATGCTAAAAAGCTTTCAAGGATGAGAAAGAAATAAATGGCTAGTCAAAATATTGCTCGATTAGGTGTTGTTTTAGGATTAGACTCTGCCGAATTCCAAGCAGGGATAGATAAAGCTGTTGCCGCCAATAAAAAAATGGGTCAGCTTATTAAAGCTGATTCTAATGCCGCCGCTAGAGAAATATTATCTTTAAAATATGCCACAGATAATTACAACAAATCATTAACAAAAACAGAAGAAATTCAATATGCAATAACACAAGGTAAATTTGTTGGAGCAACAAAAGAAGCAAAAGATAGACTTTTAGAACAAGCTAAAGCTTATGATGCTGTAGCCGCATCTGCAACAAAAGCCAATCTTGCTCAGATGGGTGGCGCAGGTGGAAAATTACCGCCTCATTTACAAGCCGCACTTGGCTATCAAACAACCGACATTGTAACTAGCTTACTTGGTGGTCAAAATCCTATGATGGTTTTGATACAACAGGGCGGTCAGTTGCGAGATCAGTTTGGTGGATTTGTTCCATTATTTAAAGCAATTACAAGTGTATTAACCCCAATGAAAATTGCTATTGGGGGGACAACAGTAGCTATTGCGGCATTAGCTTTTGCCGCATATAAAGGAGCAGAAGAATCATCCAAGTTTAGAGATAGCTTAATTCTTACTAACAATATTGCAGGAATAACAGCAAGTCAATTCCAAATGATGTCTGCCGCATTGTCGGACAAACTAAATGTATCTATTGGTAAAACAAATGATGTATTTATGGAACTTGTTGCATCCGGGAAGTTTACTTCAACTAGTTTAAGTTCTGTTGCTAATGCTATTGCTCTTATTGCAAAACTGTCAGGTGAAACAGCTTCAACAGTAGCTAAAGATTTAATTGGCTCTTTAGATGGCTCTGCTAGTTCAGCCGCTAAATTAAATGAAAAATATAACTTTTTAAATCTTGCTCAATATAAACAAATTGAATTATTAGCACAGCAAAACAAAAGACAAGAGGCTGTTAAATTAACCGCTGATCTACTTACTAATTCATTAGAAAAACAAGAAAGGAATGTTGGCACTTTAGAAAAAGCTTGGGAGGGATTAGGTAAAGTTTTTGGTGGATTTTGGGATGCATTAAAAGGACTTGGCAGAGATGATACTCCTTTAGATGCCATCAATAAAATAAAGAAAGAAATAGAATCATTAGAAAAAACTTTAGGTGCAACTACTGGTCCGGCAAAAGAAAAAGCATACAAAGCAGAAATACAAAAGCAATTAGAAGAAAAAAGGCAGATGCTCCAAGAAATGGAGAAAAAGTTTGCTGAAGATGCGGCAAAAGTAAAAAAAGAAGCTGATGCACAAGCAAGAGAAAATGCAAAAATAAATGCTTATCAAGAAGCCGGTGGATTACAAAAAGCTGAAGATTTAAAATCTGAATATGCTAAATTAAAAGCTGATGAAGCATTTCAAAGAAATGTATTTGCAGTTAATGAAGTTACTCGGATTGAAATGGAATCCGAAAAGAAAAAAGCAGATTTTGCTGTAGATCAACAAAGAAAATCAGAACAAGAAAAAGGTGTATTTGCAAAAGATAGAGCAAAGCTTGTTACTCAATTTAATATTAATGAGGATTTAAGAGCCGCTCAAACTAAAGAAGAAATATTTAGAAAAGAACAATTAAACATTTCTGAAAGACAACAATCAGATTTAGATAGCCTTGCTAGAGAAAGAGAAAAATTACAAGTTTATCGAGAAAATATTCTTTTATCTGACAATGATAAACAAATAGCTTTAGATCGATTAAGAACAGAACAAAAAATTGCAGAAATTATGCGAAATCAAAAGTTAAAGCCTGAAGATAGAATTTTAGATTCAGAAAAAGAAAGAACTATACAAATGCAAAGAGAGGGTGTAATTCGCCTTGGCGAACAATTACTTCTTGTTCAAAGCATTCATAATGCTGTATTTAATAATATGACTTCGGCTATAGAGGGCTTTGTACGAACAGGAAAGTTTGCATTTAAAGATTTTACTCGATCTGTTATACAAGACATTATTGCTATTCAATTAAAAGCACAAGCAACTAAATTGTTGGGAATGGCAGGAGCATCTTTAGGTGGATTTTTTGGATCACAAAGTCCTTTTGCGCCAAACCCATCAGGTGGTCCATTGCCAATAGGTGATGTTTCTATATATGGAAATGGTGGAGAACCTCCAGTTGGAGTTCCTGCTATTGTTGGAGATAGAGGTCCTGAATTATTTATACCTAGGACAGCAGGAACAATTATTCCTAATCATGCTTTAGGTGCAATGGGCGGTACAACTATTAATTACAATGGTACTTATGTAGCGAGTATGTCTGCCATTGATACTCAATCTGCAACACAATTCTTAGTTCAAAATAAACAAACTATTTGGGCGGCTAATCAGTCAGCATCGAGGTCGATGCCAACATCGAGATAATTATGAGTCTAAATCAAATCCTCGCAATTAGCGAATCAGTACAAGTTAATGATCATCGATTTGTTGGTCAAATGTTAAGTCGCAATCAAAGAATATCTACTAGTGAAGTTATTACTGTTGTGCCATTTTCATTTGATTTAAAGCCGATGAACTATCTTTTATATAGCCAAAACAGGGCTTTGCTTAATAGTCTTCGAATTCCTGATATGGCTTTAGAGCAATATTTAAACTTTGGTACAACTGGATGGACTAACTATATTACTTATCAAGGTGATATGAATCAAGGCGAAATAGTTGGATGCCAATGGCAAACTAGTTCTGCTAATAAAAATTTAGTGTTGGGAAGTCTTCCTGCTATCGATCCCGGTGCTTATATAGTTAAGGCAGGTGATTTCTGTCAGGTTGGTTTATATCCTTATATTGCTACAGCAGATGTTTATAGAGGAGAGGGTTCAACTGTTAACATACCTGTGCATCGGAATTTAATAACAACTCTTACAAGTCCATTAAATGCTGTTATTGGTGAGTATGGCACAACTGTTAGCATGGGCGGTAGCACATATACAGGCACAACCTTTCAAGTTATTTTAAGAGCATATCCTACTTATACTTTAATGCCAATGCAAAATGATTCTTTTATTAGTTGGTCAGGATCATTTACAGCATTTGAGGCTGTACTATGAATATCATAACTCCAGTTGACGATACAAACAATATTCGAATTGCTGATTTTGTTCGCATAGTATCAGGTGGAACTACTTATCGATTTGCTACAACAGCATCAGCACTTACTATTCCTGCGGTAGATGCATTACCATTTACAGCCCTTGGTGGTTTAATTAAAATTGGCGATGCAGTTCGAGATATTAAATCTACTGCTAATGAAACTACACTTACTTTTGTAGGATTAGATACTGCTTATCTTGGTTGGGTATTGGGTCAAGATATTAAAGGGTCGCAAGTGCAAATGTGGCATGGGTTCTTTAACACTAATGGCGCATTAATTACTACTGGCGGTTCAGGTGGTTTATATCAATTTTTTAATGGATATATAAATAGCTTTGCAATTTCTGAACAATGGATGGAAGAAGCTAGGGCTTATGTTGGTACTATAAGTTTATCGGCATCTTCTATTCAACTTGTATTGCAAAACAGAGTTGGAGGCAGATTTACTAATAATAATTCTTGGCAATTCTTTAGTCCCAATGATACCAGTATGAATAGAGTATCTTTTATAACTAACATCAATTATGCTTTTGGAAAGACTGCATGATAAGACAAGCAACAAAACATGACAAAAAACAAATAATAGATTTAATAAGATTAATAAGAGATGAGAGCGAAATAGAAGAATTACAGTTTGAGAATGAAGAACAATGGAATCGATTGCTAGATACCATGTTAGCCGGTGCAGGGATTATTTATATAGAAGATGGTAAAGGTTTGATTATGGGGTTAATCACTCCTAGTGTATGGTGTGACAAAAGTTTAATTTTGCATGAGGTAATGTGGTTTGTAAAAAAGGAATATCGAAAATCAACAATAGGGTATAGATTATTTGATGCTTATGTTAAGTATGGTAAAAAGCTAAAAGATGAAAAAAGGATTAAATATTTTGTCATGGGTAAATTGCCAACAAGTCCAAATATTAAATATGAAAAATATGGCTTTAAGAAAACAGATGAAAGTTGGATTCAGTAATGCATAAAATTTTTGCATCTTTGTTAATTGCTTTACTGTTATTGCCAAGTTCTGCATTTGCATTTGGGACAATGATTGCTGTATATGCAATAGGTATGACGGCAGGAAGTATTGCCGCTATAGCTACAGCTTTTGCAATTAATATGGTTGTATCTGCTGTTATTAGTAAAGTTTTATATAATGCTCCACAACCGGCAAATGATTTATCAGGAACAAGCCCAAACCCCGGCAACAATCAGCAAGTCCCACCTGCAACAGATAATAAATTGCCTGTAGTTTATGGATCAGCTTATGTTGGTGGAACAACTGTTGATTTAAGCATTAGTGAAAACAATCAAGAATTATATTATGTACTAGCTTTGTCAGAAGTTACTGGAACAGAAACAGGACAAACTCCATGCACATTTACTTTTGGAGATATTTATTATGGCGGTAAATTAGTAACTTTCCAAGGCGATGGATATACAGTTGCTTCTTTGTTAGATGAATCTACTGGTGTTTCAGATACTGCTGTAAGTGGTTTAATACAAATTTACTTGTATAGAAATGGTTCTAACACTCCTACTAACTCAGGATTAACTGCTATACAAGTAATGCAAACAGCCGGTCTTGTATATACTTGGGATGCTAATAAGTTAATGACAAATTGTGCATTTGCAATTATTCATTTATCTTACAATCAACCGGCAGGTATAACAGGTCTTCAACAGACTAAGTTTCAGATAACAAGTAATGTTTCTGCTCCTGGTGATGTTATTTATGACTACCTTTTAAATACTAGATATGGCGGTGCAATACCATCTGCTCAAATAGATACAACTTCTTTAACTGCGCTTAATACTTATTCAAATCAGAACTTTACTTATATACCTTATGATGGTGGTTCGGCTACACAAAAAAGATTTGAGTTTAATGGTGTAGTGCAAACAACTCGAAGCATTATGCAAAATTTGCAAGACATGGCTTCTTGTTGTGATTGTTTAATTAAGTATGCTGAAATGTTTGGAACTTGGGGAGTTATTGTACAAACCCCTGATTATGTAGTTTCTATGGCATTAGATGATTCTAATATTATTTCAGGCATAACTGTATCGCCAACTGATATAGCAAATTCATTTAATGTTGCTGAAGTTAAATTTATAGACAATGATGCTCAAGATGCTTTTGCTAGTTCAATATTTGATCTTGCTGAAATTGCTCCTGAACTTCTATATCCTAATGAGCCGGTTAATAAACAATCAATTTCTTTACCATTAGTTAACAATTCTGTAACTGCTCAATATTTGGCTAATCGATTCTTAGAATCTGTTAGAGAAGATTTGCAAGTGTCTTTTACAATTAACTATATTGGCTTACAGCTAGATGCCGGAGATATAGTTACTGTTACCAATGTTAATTATGGGTGGACTAATAAACTATTTAGATGCCAAAAAGTTACACAAACTTTTGCAGATAGCGGACAGATAGCTACTAATTTATTATTAAGTGAGTTTAATCCTCAAGTTTATGATGATAGAAATATAACTCAATTTACTCCTGCTGATAATTCGGGAATAGGTAATCCTACTTTCTTTGGAATACCACCTAGACCAACAATATCAGGTCAACAACCAACAGCAACTAACCCATCATTTCAAGTTAATGTTTCTACAAGTCCATCAGGCATAGTTCAGTATGGCGAGATATGGTATTCGGCTTTTGAATTTCCAACAACAGACCAAAGAATTTTTGCCGGAACAACCGCAATACAAAGTAATGGCAATCCTTATTCAATTAATACTGCAATGCCACCAGTTACTGTGTCGGACATTCCATCGGGTAATTGGTATTTCTTCAGTCGTATGGTTAATAGTTTGGCATCTTCTGTATTTAGTCCTGCATCTGATTTACTACAATGGAGACCAAGCACTTTCCAATATGTAAATAAATATATTGCAGTAGCATATGGAACATCAATTGTAGGTGCAGGTTTTAGTCTTACTCCCACAAATAAAACTTATTATGGTTTAGCAAATGTATCATCAACTGCTGTGCCAACTTTAGCATCTGATTACACTTGGTATCAAGCTATTCCTAATTTTGGAACTATTGTTTTTTTACTTTACTCAAATAGAACAGGTAGAAAGTTTAGTTTTGCTACCGGTACAGCAGGACAAGCGGCAGGATCGGCATCTTTTGTGCCAACCGATATAGCAACTTTTGATCCATCTTCATGGCTTGGATTGCCTAATGGGAAAAATATTATTGATTTAGATGTTCGAACAGGGCAGGTTATTCAAACAGGAACAACCACAGTAGGCACAGGACAGATTGGTATTACTAATAATCCCGATGGAACTATTGTTGCAGGACTGCAAGAGTATTTAGATTTTGGCGGTGATTATACTAAAACAGTTAATTTGGCTAATATCACTATAGATATTTATGGTCGAGTAGTAGGTTTTGAGCCTCCTGATAGTTTTTATTACACAAGAGAATCTTTTACTGCAACTTCAGGACAGACAGTATTTAATGTTACTAGAAGTAGCGGATATATATCAGGACAATGTTTAGTATTTAGCAATGGTCTTATTTACAATACAACTCAATATACTGATACAGGCGGTACTACAGGCACAGTTACTTTAAGTGTTGGAGCAGTTGCCGGAGATGTTATTACAATTATTTCTGTTAAGTCTGTTTCAGCAACTTCTATATTAACTACTGCCGCATCAGGCGATGGCACTACTGCAACTTTAACATTTACACCAAAAACATTTGCGCCATTTGCAGTTGGTCAAAGTATTACTATTACAGATTTAAATCCTGCCGGATATAACGGCACATATACTGTAGTAACTTGTACAACTTCACAGGTTACTTATTTAAATGCTACAACTGGAAGTCAAATATCGGGTGGAACTATAACTTTTACAGACCCTGTATATACTTCCTTTACTAGAAATACTGTTACATTAACAGATCAATCCACTTATACTGCTTCAGGCTTTACCATTAATGATGGACATGAGTTACTATTTTTAAATGGTACTGTAGTTAATGCACAAGATTACACTCTAAATGGACAAGAAATTGTATTTATTGCCGCAACAACTGGCGATTTAGAAGTTGTGCAATGGGCTAGTTCTAATTTAGGTCTACCAGTAGGATTGCCTGTTAATGTGGATATTTATACCAATGTTGGACAAATAACATACCCATTCCAATTTAACCCAAATGCATTTAATATATACAAAAATGGTGTAATGTTATTACAAGGAACAGACTTTACAACAGGCACAGGTACTTATACACTAGCAAATTCACCAACAACTAATTTAAATATTTTAGTACAGCAAACCTTTACAAGAACAGGACCGGTATGACACAAGCATTTAATCTTAGCCAATTTGCTAATACTGTAAATTCTTCAGGACAAGCAAGTAATAATGGATTGCAAAATTCTTCTTTAACTGTAACAGCAGGAACAGGAATGTCGGGAGGTGGTTCTGTTGCCCTAGGTAGTTCTGTTACATTAACTAATGCAGGAGTAACTTCATTAACGGCAGGTACTGGTATATCTGTATCCGCTTCTACTGGCTCTGTAACTATCTCAAACACTTTATCAAGTGGAGTAACTTCTGTATCAGGAGGCAATGGTATTTCTACTTCAGGCTCTACTTCTGTAAGTGTTGCATTAGGTGTACCAAGTGGTAGTTCAGTAGGAACATATACAGCAGGAATGATTAATAGTAACAATACACTTTATGCTATTGGTAGTACTGTAGCAGGTTCTTCTCTTAATTATGCGGCAGGAAATCTTGGTGGTGGTAGTTGGTATAATGCATTTGTTTCATATGCACCAAATGTTGGGGGTTTAGTTGGTTTAGGATTATCAGGCACATGGAGGGCTTGTACAATTTCTCTAAGTACCTCAGGAGATGATGGCACAATAAATTCAGGTAATCTATGGCTTCGAATTGCTTAAAGGAAAATTATGCTTACTTTAGAATCAGCAACAAACCCAGTCTATGCAAATGCAGAAATGACTGCAATTAATTTAGAAGTTAAATTTGTAGAAATGCAAGAAGTTTTACCATTTACTGCAACATCTTATGATGAGATGGATTATGGTCGGGATATATATAATCGGGCTAAAAAGGGAGAATTTGGAACAGTAGCTTCTTATGAAATAGCATAATGGAATATCGCATATATCCTAATTCGACTCCTGAGTTTAAGATGGTTCAAAAACCTGATGGGACTATGGAAATGATGGTTCGATATATTAATTCTATGCAAGGTTATATAGGCAAATGGATGCCTGTAAAAACTGAACAAATGGAAACAAATTAAGTTACAATAAGAAAACAAAACAATACATGATTCGTGGCTCTGTAAGGGTATAGGGCTATTAACTAAGCGAAAGAGTAATCATGGCGATTTTTAACAAAAACTCACTTTCTCAGGTGAGCGGATTTGACAATCCTATCATTGCAGGGGAACTGGTATGGGAGCAAAGCACCTACTGGAATCTAGCATTAACTGCCAATGACAATGTAACTCCTATTGATTTAACTGGTGCGACTATTGATGCTTCTATTATTCGCAGAGCCATGTCAAACATTACAGATACTCGCAATGGGCTTACTTTTGACATAGCAAACTATGATCCACCACCAAGTCCAGTTGCACTTTCTATTACAAACAGGAATGATGCTACAGGCTTTTTTACTTTAGTTATAGATGATTCAGCATGGAGTCTAATTGATACAGACCCTGAATTAGATATTAATGCACAAGATTGTGTAGGATTTTCCGGAAGAATAAAAATTAGTTTTCCATCTGTAGGAACTACTCCACAAAATGATTATATTATTTTTCTTTTATTCCTAGTCCGTAGTGACGGAATTGTGGTAGAAAGTTAATATGGGAAATATGAATGTAACAGTTGTAGACCAAAACAATGTAACTATTGCAGTTACTCCTACACCAACACAAATAGTAAATGTCGATAGAGGCATACTTGGACCAAGAGGTTACTCAGGTATATCGGGCTACAGCGGATATAGCGGTATTTCAGGATACAGCGGATTTAGCGGAATATCGGGTTGGTCGGGCGAGTCGGGCTATTCAGGATTTAGTGGCATATCAGGATATTCGGGTGATTCAGGAATCTCAGGATTTAGTGGCGATTCAGGCATAAGCGGATATAGTGGCGATAGCGGCATCTCAGGGTATAGTGGTGATTCGGGGATTAGTGGATATAGTGGCGAGTCAGGAACAAGCGGATATTCGGGTTATAGTGGTCAGCAAGGTACAAGCATTAATGTTAAAGGTGAAGTGCCTACAGTTGGCGATTTACCACCAACAGGCAATCAAGTTAATGATGCATACATTGTTACTGCTGATGGAAACCTTTGGGTATGGAATGGCTCTGCTTGGTATGATGCAGGGCAGATAGTTGGACCACAGGGTTTGTCAGGCTTCTCAGGTTATTCGGGTGAATCAGGTTACTCAGGTTTTAGTGGTGACAGCGGTATATCGGGATGGTCAGGCGAATCAGGAATTTCGGGCTTCAGCGGTGATAGCGGAATAAGTGGTTGGTCAGGGTTCAGCGGTGAATCAGGATATTCAGGACTCAATGGAGATTCGGGCTATTCAGGAATATCGGGCTATAGTGGGTTTAGCGGTGATTCGGGAATCTCAGGATGGTCAGGCGATTCAGGCATCTCAGGGTATTCAGGTGATAGCGGAATTTCGGGATGGAGTGGAGATTCAGGTATATCGGGCTTCTCAGGCGATTCAGGAATTAGTGGTTATAGTGGATGGTCGGGAGAAGTAGGTACTTCGGGCTTCTCAGGTCAATCGGGATATAGTGGGTTTTCAGGCATATCGGGCTACAGCGGAAGCGGAGTATCAGGTTATTCGGGATATTCGGGTGCTGTTGGAACTTCAGGATACTCAGGTTACTCAGGTGCAGTAGGCGAATCGGGCTACAGCGGAATTAGTGGATGGAGTGGCTTCTCAGGAATTAGCGGTTACTCAGGTGCTGTTGGTCAATCAGGCTTTTCAGGGATTAGTGGGTATAGCGGATTCTCAGGTATCAGCGGACAAAATGGAGCATCAGGATTCTCAGGAACTTCGGGTTACTCAGGCTATAGCGGTGCAGTTGGCACATCAGGCTTCTCAGGAACTAGTGGGTTTAGTGGTTTCTCAGGAATTTCAGGCTATAGCGGATATTCGGGTGCTATAGGACAATCATCTAGTTTATTTTTATATTATGCAGAAGCAGTCCAAACAAGTGGACAACCTGCTAATGGATTTTTACTTTGGAATACTGCAACACAGAGCAATGCTACACAAATAAATATTTCGCATCTTACAAATAATGGCGATGATATAGATATATTTTTAGCATTGTTACAACCTACACAAAAATTTACTATTCAAGACCAAAATGTATCAGGTAATTATCAGTCATGGTTAATAACTGGAACACCTACAAACATAAATCCAAATACAAGTAATAGTTATTGGACAGTCCCAGTAAGCCTTATATCTTCAGGTGGCACAGGCACAACTGATTTTGCAGACAATCATCCATTATTTTTAGCCATTACAGCAGGGGTAAGTGGAACATCGGGCTACTCAGGGTATTCGGGGTTCTCAGGAATTTCAGGGTGGTCGGGCATATCAGGTTACTCAGGTGCTAGTGGAATCTCAGGACAGAATGGTGTATCAGGTTATTCGGGCATATCAGGTGCATCAGGCTTTTCAGGCATATCAGGTTATAGTGGATTCTCAGGAATCTCAGGACAGAATGGTGCATCAGGTTTTTCAGGCTATTCAGGCATATCAGGCACAAATGGTGCATCAGGCTACTCAGGTATCTCAGGACAGAATGGAGCATCAGGAACAAGCGGATACAGCGGATGGAGTGGTATATCGGGCTATAGTGGTTCAGGTGTATCAGGCTACTCAGGGTTCTCAGGAATATCAGGCTATTCAGGTTACTCAGGAATTACTCCTACTATTGGTGGAACTAACACAATGGTTCAATACAACAATAGTGGAGTGTTGGGTGGTAATGTAAATTTAGTTTGGGATAATTCTAATGTTCGATTAGGTATTGGAACTCCTACTCCTACTGCTACTTTGCATTTATCAAATTCAGGTAGCACTTCGCAATTAATTACATCAGTTGGTACAAATGTATATTCAAGTATTTCTTTTGCAAATACAACAACAGGCTATGGATACGATATAGGTTTTGGTGGAAGTGGTTCTATAGCACCAAATAGTTTTTATTTATATGGTGGAAGTACTGCAAGTGTAAAACTAGCAGTAATACCTAATGGTAATGTAGGTATAGGAATGTCCCCTAATTGGAAGTTAGATGTTGATGGAAATATAAATACCAACACAGCAGTTAAAGGCTATCTTGTCGCAGGTTGGACTTTAGCAGGTTATACCAGTAATTTTTTACAAATTGGTAATGCTACAACTGCTGGTGAATGGGATGATATTAGGTTTTATATAAAAGGAACAAATAAATTAACAATAGATTCTCAATATGTATACACAGCAAGTGGAGTCAATGTAGGCATAGGAACTAGTAATCCTACTATTCCTTTAGACATTCTTAGAAGCACATTTACATCAACTACACCATTTGCAAATCAATTATTCAGAGTTGGTTCACTTGCAAGCGGTGCTGATGCAAGTATTACATTTACAGATAGTGTTGTAAATAATGGTTATATAGGAATACAAGGTGGGTATCTTAATTTTGCTAGTAACACTACTACACCTCAATTAAAACTTAACTCATCAGGCAACCTAGGTCTTGGAGTTACTCCTAGTGCTTGGGCTAGTTCATTTAAAGCAATACAAGTTGGTGCTACAGTTTCACTTAGTGCATTTACTGGTAATACTGGTTTGTATTTAGGTAATAATTTTTATTACGATGGTGCAAATAAATTTATAGGCACAGGGTATGCTTCAGAATATGTTCAAACAGGTGGGCAACATCAATGGCAAACATCTACAACATCATGGAGTGGAACAGGAAGTGATGCAGTAACTTTTACCCAAGCAATGACACTAGATGCTAGTGGAAAATTGGCTCTTGGGCATACTTCTACTGGAGGTGCAAATTTTGGAGTTGCTAATGGCAATAATGAAATTTTCCAAGTTTTTACTGCATTTTCGTCAAATTTAAATTTAGTACAAAATTACAATTATGCTTCTTCTGTTTATGTAGCAAATGAAAACAGAGCCTCTTTTTATTCATGGAAAATTGGAACATCTGAGGCAATAAAAATTACTAGTGCAGGTAATTTAAATGTCTTAAACAACATTGGTGTTGGAGGACAGGCTTCTACTGCTACTAATGTTCCAATTTATATTCAAAATGCGGCTGGATTAGATACCCAATTATTATTAACAACCATAGGTATAAATAATACTGTAATGGGTTTTAATAATACTGGCTCAACAAATGGACAAGGAGTGCCAAACAATACTGCTTATTTTGGCAGTTTAAATGCTTATCCAACAGCAATAACAACTAATGGTGCGCTTGTTGCTACATTTACAACAACTGGTAATGTAGGTATAAATACAGTAAATCCTGATTATGGTTCTTATGGAGGAACAGAAAGAATTTTAGGAATAACAGGTAATGCAACTTATAGAGGAAGATTAAGTCTACAAAACACTTCTACTGGCACAACTGGAGCGGCAGGGACTGTTGCATTTTTTAATGGTTCTACATTACTTGGTGCAATAGATGTTGTTGCAGATGGGGCAACTAACAAAGGGTTTTTTGATTTTAATACAAACAATGGCTCTACAATTTCAACACGGATGCGACTTACAAATGATGGGAATTTGTTGGTAAGCACTACAGGATTCACTACAGCACCACCAACAAATACTGGTTTAATTGCAGGTAATTTTAGAAGTACATATAGTTCAATAGCAGTTGCAGGACTTGCAACAGCAACAATTTTAACTTTATCATCTAGTGTTAATGGAACATATATTATTCAAGCAAATTTTGGTTCTCAAGGTGCGGAAATATATGGGGGAATGTTAATTGTTGTTGCTAATTCTGGAAGTTTTAGAGTTGTTACAAATGGAAGTGGCACTAATTGTGTTTTAACTCTTTCAGGTGCAAATATTCAAATAACAAATGCAATTGGTTCTGCATTAGATGCTACTGCAACTTCAATTTTAATAGCAAGTTAATTATATTTTTAAGGAGAATTAAATGGCAACTTTTACATGGAATGTATCACAGACAAACTATGAAACTGCAAATGGTTTTATAACTACAGCACATTGGCAATGTAATGCTGTTGATGGCGAATACACAACATCTACATACTCAACTTGCTCATGGGCAGATGGCACACCTACTATTCCTTATGCTAATGTAACTATGCAAGAAGTCTTGGATTGGTGTTGGGCTAGTGGAGTAGACAAAGATGCAACAGAGGCATCCCTTGCACAGCAAATAGAATTACTTAAAAATCCTGTTTCAGCAAGTGGAGTTCCGTGGTAGAATTTTTCAAACAACATAAGAGGAAAATATATGATAAAACTAGAACTTACTATTGAAGAAGTTAATGCCTTATTACAGACACTAGGCGAGTTACCAACTAAGACTGGTGCATGGGTATTACTTAACAAAATAAAGGAACAGGCTACTCCCCAAGTGCCAACTGAAACTGTCCAATAAAATGGATGAGTTTCGGTATCACCTAAGCAATAACTTTGAGAGAGCAGTTTTTCTTAAAGGTGATGTAGTCTATCCTAGGGAAGCCACTAGATACCAATGGGCAAGTAAGAACCTATTGGGTAATGACATCTTTGAATTAGGATGCTCTACTGGTTATGGTCGGCAGTTCTTTGATGACGATATTGTCTACACAGGATTAGACTATGACCAAACTATCATACAGGTAGCCACAAAACAGAACTGGGCAGAGTATTGCACTTTTCTGCATGGTGACATTAACAAAGTACAACTATGGAACTATGACACTATAGTAGCCTTTGAAGTCATAGAACATTTAAGCAATGGCTTACAGATAGTCGAAATGCTTAAACTGCATTGTAAGAGATTGTTAATTACTGTGCCGCATGAAGAACCAGTAGGCTTTTGGGGTGAGCATCATAAACTGCACAGGCTTAATGAATCTCATTTTGACGGCTTTAAGTGGCAATATATTAATGAAGCAGGACATATTTCAGATAGTCCACAGGAAATTACCAAAGATAATAGATGCAATCTAATGATTGGTGCTTGGAATCGTGGGTAAGGTTCTTTGTTCTGTAGCAACTAGGGGTAGATACTTTACAACTCTACCTTTAGTTTTAAGTGCCATTATTAATCAAACTAAGCCAGTAGATAAACTGATTATCTTTGATGACAATGATGAACCCAAAGATATGCGGAATGAGATGATTTATTCCTATTTCTTTAAGATGCTAGACAGTAAAAAGATAGCATGGGAATGGCAGTATGCTGAGAAAAAAGGTCAGCATTATATCCATCAAAGGGCTAATACAATGGGCTTTGATTGGGTATGGCGAGTTGATGATGATGCTATTCCTGAACCTAATGTCTTAGAGAATCTATATTTTCATACTACTTACAATTTAAATACTGGTGCTGTAGGCGGCTCGATACTGACTCCACCAACAAATTTTGATACTTCATTATCTACAGGCAAGATTGAGCATATTAGCATTGAGCCAAATATCCAATGGGAAAAGATTAAGAACTCAAAAAAGGTTGAGCATCTGCATTGTTCTTTTCTCTATCGTGCAGGGGTTTATGATTACAATCTAGGACTGTCTAGGGTGGCGCACAGGGAAGAAACATTGTTTACCTATGGACTGCATCAAAAGGGTTATGACATTCATGCTGTGCCTAATGCTGTGACTTGGCATATGAAAAATCCTGGTGGTGGTATTCGATCAGAAACTAAAGCGGAAATGTTTGAGCATGATGAGCAGATTTTTAGAAACTTTATTCGATTTAATGATAAAACCATTGTGGTGCTTAATTGTGGTATGGGTGATCATTTGGTATTTACTCATGTACTGCCTTACATCGATAACCCTGTGGTGTTTACTTGCTATCCTGAGATCATACCCGGAAGATCAATTGCGGAAGCTAAAGAATTATTTGGGAGTATAGATCAATGGAGCATTTATAAAAAGATGGATCAATGGAGGTGGCAAGATAGCATCGAGGGCGCATTTAGAAAGCTGTATTTATGATTATTATTGCTCCATATGCTAAAGCTTTAACTAATGGCAAACAAAACCCTAAGAACTATCCTTATTGGGAAGAACTGATTGCATTAATACAAATCAATATAGGATTTGAGATTGTGCAAGTTGGCATCGAGGGCGAGAAACAATTAGTTGAAGATTTTAGAAAGAATCTTAGCATCGAGGAACTTAAAAGTTTAATAAAAGAATGTTATATATGGATTGGGTGCGATTCATTCTTTCAACATTTAGCTTGGCATCAGGGTAAAAGAGGTATTGTGTTATGGTCTGTTAGTGATCCGTTAATCTTTGGTCATCCTGAAAATGTTAATCTCTTAAAGGATAGGTCTTCCCTTACAAAAAACCAATTTCTTTGGTGGGAATTTTTAGAACATAATCCTGATGCTTTTGTAAAACCTCAAGAGGTAGTAAAATATCTTAGCCCCATATAAAATAAAACAATAATTAACTTTATTGGAGTTGGTATGGATGAAACAGAAGCAAGGCTAAATAGCCATGAAGCGGTTTGTGCTTTCCGGTACGAAACTATTAATGCTCGATTAAAAAGACTAGAAAAAATAATGATTGGTAGTGCAGGATTTATTATGGCTAGTTTAATCGCAGTTGTTTTAAAACTTCAATAATGGACTTGCTTGATACAATTTCAAAGTTATCTAGTTTGTTAATTGGATTTGTAACTCTTGTTATTGTGTTAGCTAAAATGCATAATCAGATTGCCGTTCTTGAAGAAAAAGTAAAATCTTTATTTGACATCATTAACAAAAAATGAACATTCAAGATATTTTAAAAGCAGTCTTGCCTATTGTTGTAGCTTGTCTTGCATGGCTACTTGGTCAGGTATCTGACTTTTCTACTAGGCTAACTAAGATTGAGGGGCAGATGCCTGCCCTAATAACTAAAGAAAATGTGCCAACTGATTCACCTTTGTCTGCTGAAGCAAGGCATAAATTAAGAAATGAAATTTATACAGATATACACCAATTACAAGTTAAAGTGCAGTTACTTGAAGAGCGAGAAAAATATGGGAAAAAATAATGTTTGGACTAGATGATATTGTTTCAGTTGGAATGAAAGTTTTAGACAAAGTAATTCCTGATCCTGAACAAAAAGCTAAGGCACAATTAGACTTACAAACACTTGCACAGCAAGGCGAATTAGCCCATATACAAGCTGACATCGATAGGTTTAAAGCAGAAGCAGAAGATAGAGATTCCGCTCGAAAGGCTCATGCTGAAGTTGCCACAAGTGCCAATTCAACAGCCTTAGACAAAGCTGTAGTGCCTATTTTAGCCCTTGGTGTAGTAGGACTAGCATTTATGTTAATAGCTGTTTTAATGTTTATTGATACCCCTGATAATCAACAACAATTAGTTATTTTTGCATTAGGTTTTGTAACAAGTGCCGCAGGTCAAGTGTTATCATTTTATTTTGGATCAAGCCAAGGCTCTAAAGACAAAACTAAAGAAATACAAGGAATGGTAAGAAAATGAATCTATCAAAACACTTTACTTATGACGAATTAACTATTACCAATCATCGAGAATTTGACAATACACCCAATGAGGCTGAACTTGAAAATCTTAAAAGACTTGCAAATTTCCTTGAAGAAGTCAAAGCTGTTTTATATGGAAAACCCATTATGGTTAATAGTGCTTTCCGTAGTGAGTTGGTCAATAATGCTTGTGGTAGCAAATCTAGTTCTCAGCATAGGGTAGGTACTGCTTGTGACTTTCGAGTGCCGGGACTGACTCCTGATGAGGTTGTTAAAGCTATTATGGACTCAGACTTGCCCTATGATCAACTCATAAGAGAATTCGATCGGTGGACTCATCTGAGTATACCTAATCAGCCTACTGATCTACCAAGAAAACAAGCCCTAATCATTGATAAGACCGGTACTAGAAAATATTCAATAGGATGAGTTTTTTCTAGTAAGCAGGTTTGAAGATATAGCATATCTTTATCTTTTTCGACATATGGTTTAGGCTTGTAATTAACACCTATTTTTACTTTGCCTGTATTGTAATAATTATTCATACTACCTCCAAGGTGAGTTGATATAAGGTTTACTAGTTAAGCGCATAGCTAAGTCTAAATTGTCCTGCGCTAACTGTTTTAAAGATGGTACTTCTACAAAACTTTCTTCTTCCAATATAGAAGACAAATGGCAAATCATTGTATTCAATTTTGGATTAAAACAAACTACATCATACTTTTTATTCATTTTATTTTTGCTTCCATTTGTTTAACCATCCTGCAAAAAAATTTCCATTCTTCTAAAGTTGGAAGTATGTCAGGGTTCATAATAATTTCTTTATTCATCCCCCACTCGCTTGAACAACAACATTGACTAGGTATTCTGTGGCATTTGCTACAAAAAATATTTTGGTTCATTCCTCACTCGCTTTTTGTAGTATTGCTCTTGCAAAATAAATAAATGCTTGTTCCATCGTGCCACCTTTTAATGGTTCAATTTCATTGCCCACCTCTAAGATTTCATCATCTGTTAAATCTTTTAATGCTGTATACAAAGGTGTTAATTTAATCATTGAGTCAGGTGGTGACTCTTTAAACAATATGCCACCCTCTGATATGTATGCGCTTGGCTTCATTTTAGTATTCTCATAAAAGTCTATAAATTCTTCAAGTTTTTCTAAGGGGCTTGTCGAATCGGCATCTAAAGCTTTTTCTATTAAATCTAAAGATTCTTTAATTATTTCATCAAATACTATTGGTAATGCTTCTTTAATAGCTTCTAATGTCATTTTTGCATCTTCTAATGCCTCACAGTCTGCCAAACTTGTTTTAAAAAGAATTTCAATGTTTTGTTTTAAATTGTTCATCTATTACTCCTTTCTTTTTTAGCATCTTCACAAGCTTGTCTAAACTTCTGAGGCAGGTCGGGATGCCAACCCCCCATCAAAAGTTCACAGCTTAATTTATATTCTTCTTTCCTTGCTAATTCGGTTAAGAAAATAACAAAGCCGCAAAGAATAATCCCAGTACAAATAGCTAATGTTAAAGTTTTATCTTTCATGTTAGAAAGGTATATCGTCATTAGGCATATCAGAAGACTGCTCATCTTTTGGCTTTGGTATAGCCAACTGAATCCACCCATCAAAAGGTACTGGTAGCTGTTCTACTTTCATGGCTAGACCGCCATTTTTAGTTTCTACTACAATACCTACCTTGCACCATTTAAACTTTTCTACACCATTTTTGTCTGTGTAAGAACCATTTTTTGCAATTGCATCATATTTAATACCCATAATATTTTCCTTATTTAATTTGTAAAGATTGGTTTTGAATTAGTTTTGCTCCATTTATTTCAATGCCACTTTTGATAGCATCTTTTACTGCCTTTTTATTTAACACAGGCGCAGGTAATGGCGGTATGTCAAAGTATTCCGGTGGTATTTCATCAAGGTTAATTACTTCAACTGTTTCAGGATTGTTTCTTAGGCTTAACTGAAAGTAAGGGCAGTCAACCTTAGTAATGCCTGTGCGAATCATATTGTCTTTTAGATATTGTTTAAGCCGATTTATTTTATTTTCCATTGCCTTTCTTCTATTGGACATTTGTTTTTCAGCCTCCCGGATAGCCTCGACAGAAGCCTCAATATTACGAACATACATAGAAACATTAGTAACTTTAAGTTCAAAATCACCGGTTAATCCCTCCAAGGTATCTTTAAATGTTTGATCATCTAACTCTAGGTCATTGAGTTTTTCTAGATCGGCTAGGTACTGGTCTGAAACTTGATATAAAGTTAAGTTAGACATTTGTACTCTCCAACTGGGCTTTGCGCTGATCCTTTGCGGCAGTAAACTGTTCAACCGCTGTTGTGTCATCTTGCCCATAAGCAAACCTATATGCCTTGGTATAGTTTTGCTTTAGTTCTGATTCATCTTTACTTTCAAAAATAATCTTTATCCCGGATAGAATTTCAGGCTGTGTTAGCTTAGTTTTTTTAACTGAAGTAATTTCATGTGTTGTGTTCTCAGTATCATTGTCACCCTCAGTAGGTATGCAGAATGACTGTATACAAGCATATTTATAAGCGGCAGACATTGCTTTGTTAGTGGATTTATCGCCACTATCCATTGCCTCTCCGTAGGTTTTGACAGTATGTTTTGTGCCGTCTACTGTGCTAACAATGTCAAACTCAGCTTCTACTGTGGTGTAAAACAGGGCAGTACCTTTTTGATTAACCCTTTCTACACATTCCCTAGATAACATCCGTGGCAGAATTACAACACCATGCATTGGCAGTATAGAAGACAGCGCATTGTATATATCGTCAACTCCCCGAAACTTGTATCCCTGCATTTTGTTTTCTTTGTTTTTGGCAATACCCATTCCTGCCAAATCTTTTTGTACTCCTGAAATTGCTTGGTAAATATTCATTTGTTTTGTCCTAAATTGTGTTTGAGTTGTTTGGCTTGTGCTTCAATTTCATTGGCAAATCCAGTTGCTGTTATCCAATCTTTTGCATTACAGGCATCATGCATCAATCGAATAAGGGTGCTAATTCTTAATATATGTTCGGAGTAATCCATTTTATTTCCTTAAAAGGGTGCATCTTCATACACAGGTTTAACTACAGGAATTCGTTTATAAGACCAACCATAAACATTTTTATAGTGGACAGCATCGCTATATGAGCCAATCCTGATCCATTCATTAAATTCATTAAAGATTTTATATTTCATTCCAAATCCTTAATAACTTGTCGGGTGCAAAAGTCTTCCCAAAAGTCTAAATTTAAATGGTAAATTATTTCACCAAACTTTTTATAGTCTAGTTTATCCATTGCTTCTTCAAGTTCGGCTTGTTTTTTGTACAAAATATCTTCTGATATAGCTTCGCATAAAGAAGATACAGAAGTTAACATTTTGCTAGAGTGGAGTAATTCCCAAGTTTCTGACTCGATTAATTCATCTTGAGCCGCCTGATCTTGGTAAGGTTTTTCAAGCCATGCATCATAGTTTTTCATATTGTGTCCTTAAATTGTTAAACATTGTTACTACAGTATTGATAATACTCCTATTTGACACTTTTGCAACAAATAAACACTAGGACAAACCCTAATATGTGTCTTTTATAACAAAAGTATGTATAATCTCAAACAAAGGAGGATCACTATATGAGCCAAGCAAATATTTTTGATGTACTAACAGTTGAATTTGGTAGTCTTAAAAAACTATCTGAATTATTGAATATGACTTACAACGGAGTGTATATGTGGAAAGCTAGAAACAAAGGCATTCCATTAAGAAATGTGACTAAAATTGAGCAATTAAGCAATGGTAGAATTACTCGCCAAATGTTGCGCCCGGACAAGTTTCAATGATGCATTTTGTCCTACCATTTCCCCCAAGTATTAACTCTTACTATAGGGTTTTTAATAACCGAATTTTGCTATCCGCAGAGGGTCGTAAATATAAAAAAGCAGTCCGAGAGTATGTTATGTTGCTTGGATTGAAACCTTTGGAAGATGCAAAATTGAAAATAGAACTAATACTACAGCCAAGAGACAAGCGAAAAATAGACATTGATAACCGAATTAAATCGGTCTTAGATGCGCTTCAAGATGCCGGTTTATTTAATGATGATTTCCAAATCGATGAATTAACTATTCGCAGAGGATCACCAATAGAGGGCGGCAGACTGTTTGTAAAGATTGAAGAAGTAGAGTAAGCTTATGGGTATGGATAGGGATGCACCCCGACAAGTCGATTAGTCACCGATTTCCTGCCCACCCTTTTTGACTACCTTTGACAGAGGAACAAATGAACTTTTACCCCTTTCACATTGGCGATTACATATCGCATACTCGCCATTTAAGCGATAAAGAAGATCTTGCTTATCGTAGGATGATCGATCTTTACTATCAAAATGAGACACCTTTTGCAGATGAAATTTCTGTTGCTCGAAAAATAAAATCTACACCTAAAATTGTGTTACTTTTGTTAGAGGAGTTTTTTGTACTAGAAAATGATGGTTGGCACAGCAAGAGAGCAGATGAAGAAATCAATAAGTATAAGGCTAAAAGCGATTCTGCTCGTAAGGCAAATGAGATCAGATGGCAGTCCAAATCAGATCTGAAATCAGATGCGGATCAGATCCTAACCAAGAACCAAGAACCATTAACCAATAACCATATTATTAGTGTCGCTAAAGCGACTAAGGCTCAAAGATTATCTAAAGATTTTATTTTGCCTACAGAATGGATTGAGTTTTGCAGGACGGAAAGAAAGGATTTGAGTCCCGAATCTGTTTTTGCTCAGTTTAAAGACTACTGGATTGCTCAAGGCGGTCAAAAGGGTGCAAAATTAGACTGGTTTGCTACTTGGCGAAACTGGGTTAGGAATACAAAAGCCACCTTTTTAAAGACTCAAGATAAGCCTGTAGAGAAAAAATGGTTCGATACTATCGATGGGATTAAAGCCAAGGGTGCTGAGTTGGGCATTGATCCAAGTGGTTGCGCCACTATTGGTCAGTATGAAGACATGATTAGAAAGGCTATGTGATGGATACCTATAGCGAAGAATGGCGGCATGAGTGCGAAGTACAGCACATTGCAAAACAGCCTTTAAAGAAGCGCAGAGAAATCTTAGCCATGATTGAAAAAGCTAGGGGGATGGCAGAAAAAGAAAAACTGCAAAAATCACTTGTGGAACTATGGGAAAGTAAGAAATGAAGCAATTATTCATACTTGTCCATGAGACTGCAAGAGAGAATGCGATTAAAGCCGTTAAACAAGCCCCTGACGGCTTTGTTGTAGAAGTTAAGGCTAAGACTCGTTCGTTAGAGCAAAATGCTCGTATGTGGGCTATGCTCGATTCTGTGAGCCATCAAGTGAACTGGCATGGTCGAAAGTTGTCAGCCACAGATTGGAAGCATATTTTTTCCACCTCAATTAAGAAAATGGATGTTGTGCCAAATTTGGATGGAACTGGTTTTGTAGTCCTTGGCGCATCTACTTCAAACATGAGCCGCAAAGAAATGATTGATATGCAGGATTTAATAACTGCTTTTGGCATAGAGCATGAGGTAAGGTGGAATGAAAGTTAACACCTACCTGTTATGCAACTTAACACCCCTCCAATCTTATATATCTATTAATAATTAATATGGCTAATGGAAGTAATACCTATGCAGAAAGAAATAGTGTAGTTAATCAAGGTGAGGTATTGTTTGAGGAATATTGTGCTAAAAAAGGTTATAAAATACACAAAATAGGGTTTGATGAGAAACAAAACTCAATTTCTTACTTTGGTGATCTAAACTTCTTCTTGCGAAACTTGCCTGATTATGTTGTGAATACTGGCTCAGAATTAAGAGTTGTACAAGTCAAAGGTTCGCCAAATATTAAAGCCACAGAATATGACAATATTCCCTTGTTTATGTCTTATTACAGTTCTAAACAAGCTGTGTTGCAGTATGTATTTTGCTTTAATCCGCAACCCGGCAATGAGTTTAAGCCAATTTGGGTGTATCCTGAAACTGTTATGAGTTTGTATGATAAAGGTGTACCCGGTGTTTGGAGTGATGGAGTTAAATACAGGAAAATTAGTTTTGACCAAAAATGAGCGAGAACATTACAGAAAAATTGCAGAATTCGGCTGTATTCTTTGCTATAAACTGGGAAACCAAGGAACTCCATGCGAAATTCATCACATCCGCCGGGCAGGTAAGCGATCAACAGCCCCTGTCATTGGACTTTGCCCATACCACCATCGAGGATCAGGAACAGGAATTCATGGCATGGGAAGAAAAGCATTTGAGCGAGAATATTGTACAGAAGAAGAATTGTTGGCAATCACCAATGATTTGATTTAAAATGAATTTGTAGTAGACAGTCTGATTGATTGATTTTTCCGTGGGAAGCCCCCCGGATCACAAGTTCGGGGGAATTCTTATGCCTTTTAGACATACTGATCAAGGTTGGTATTGGGGATCACAAGGACCATTTCCATCTAAAGCTAAAGCTTTGCAAGTAGCACAGGCGGCATATTCTAGAGGTTACAAGGAAGAAAATATGGCAGATAATAAGGAATACTCAGTCCAAAATTGTGTAATCTATTTGCTTCATGCGGTTACTAATGCACATATTTTGCACTTGCAAACTAAGTCCTATGCTGAACACAAAGCACTTGAAAGCCTGTATACAGAGATCGGTGATTTAGTAGATGGTTTTGTAGAAGCATACCAAGGTAAGTATGGCATCATCGAGGACTATCCTGATAACTACAAACTACCACAACCTGCCATAGAATATGTGGTTGGCTTATCTGCATACTTAGCAGAAGCTAGACCTTACCTGCCACAGGACTCAGAACTACAGAACATCTTAGATGAAATAGCATCCTTGTTAGACAGCACTTTATACAAACTTAGATTCTTATCATAATGCCGATCATGCCCAACCCCAAGGTCTGTAATATTTTGGGGTGCAAGGATAAAAAATCGTTTGGAACTGGTTACTGCTTAAATCATGGGGCAGAAAGATCAGATAAATATAAGACTAATGCAAAGTTGTACAACTCCACAGCTTGGAAGCAACAGCGCACAGTTATGCGATCAATTCACCCACTTTGCGCCTGTTGTTTGATCGATGGTCGGGTAACTCAAACAGATCATATAGACCATGTCATACCGCACCGCAGAAAGTTTGATAGATTCATGGTTAACTTGTTCCAAGGCTTATGTATTTCCTGCCATACACAAAAGACTGCGCTAGAATCTAAAGGAATCTACAGGCATTACCTGCCTACAGGGGTAAAAGATTATTCTGATGAAGACTATAATTATTTAGTTGTAAAAAATTATTTTTAATTGATTTTTAGCCAAGATTTTGGCAAGGTCAATTTATATTTGGAAACTGACTTATTTTTTTTTTTCAAAAACCCTGACACCCCTATTTAGGGTCATTTCTAGGGGGGGTAATTAGGGTAAACCCTAGTGTTTTTTTATACAGATTAGGGTAAACCCTTACAAAATTAACTGTTTTCATACCAAAACCCAACAAAACGGCGCATAATTGGCGATCGTTTTTTTTAATACTAAGGGCGCATAAAATCCTTAAAACCCCTCAAAACCGCTATAAATCAATCTAATCGATATTACTACAATATACCGGCGATTACAAAATAAAACAATCACCCCGGAATAGATAAACCATATCGCCCGGAAAAAACCCGGCGATATAACCCGGCGATTTAATCGCATGATCTAACTCTTAAAAAATACAGTTAACCGGGGCGAAAAATATCCCCGGATTAAGCCCGGATTTTTTAAAAAATAGATAAGCCCGGCGATCTAAAAAAAATAGATAAGCCGCCGCCCCTATCAATCAAGATAGTAGAAAAAATAGATATATCCGGCTTTACATATGCGCCCCTTAAAAGTAAAAAAACCCCTATCCGGGGTTTATGGTTTAAATTATTTTAGGATGTTAACCCCTTAAATAATGGTTGAAAAATCAATAGTATCTTTACCTAAAAATTCACCGGTGATATTGTCATATGAATACATTCTTACTTTAAAACCCCGGGTTTTATATAGAGTGATTCTAAGATTGTTTAATATCTCTTCTTTAAAATTGATCCGGGAATTTTCTAGGAATTCGCTCAAAATAATATATAGATCGCTCATAGATCGCTCCCGGATAGATTACAGCGGCTTAATAATTCATTCGTGAATATTTTTCTTAATTCTATTAATCTATTTAATTCGGGTAAAAGATCGTTATCATAAGAGGATCTACCCTTATGATCTAAATGATTGTTATATAAACGATTTATAGGATCGTGTAGGCTCTTAATTAAAAGAATAAGATCATCATTAGATAAAATGATATTTTGCATATAAAACCCCTTTAAAGCCGGGCAAAATTACCCGGCAATATCGCCCCGGTAAAGAGCGATATTACCGGATAAGCTTTAAGCCGCCTTTAAATAGATAACCGGGCGATCGATCACAAAGCCGGAATAGTCTTTTTTCGCTTTTCCTTTGGCATACAATGCGACAATGCAATTTTTAGGTTCTAAATGGCGAATGTCTGAATTATCGCCGGGCAATACTTTACGATCTAAAAATCGTTTTGGGATACTTGCAATATCCCGGAAAACTACAGCGATCCGCATTTTATTCTGTAAAGCTTGATCTACAAACCTAGAAAATCCGGGTAATCCGCTGTAAGAAAATGTTAAATCATAATTTTTTGGAATATCCTTACGATTACTTAATTTTGTGTAATCATAAAATTGAATATTCGGAAAAACCGCAAAAATATTTTTATATGTTTTACCCTTATATTCAACCGGGTAATTTTCCCAACGGATATCACTTGTACCATTTAATCGTACTAAAGGGGTTAAACCCTTGTTTTTTGCATGAATGATTAATAGTTCTATATCCATACATAAATTGATTAAAAAATCCGCTCTATTTTCTAGGTAATATTGTGTTTTACTAAGCCGGGCGGCTTGAATGCTATTAAATGCGCCCCTCCCGGCATAAAATAAACATCCTTTAAAACATTCGGCGGCTTTAGCATTTGCGCATAAATTCACCCCGGATAATGTATAGGGCGATAAGTATAGAATGCCGGTTAAAAATCCGAATTGTTGCCCCTTGATTGTCTTACTATTAGAATCTTCGGATAGTAGGCGGCGGCGATTGAATTTATTCATTTTGTGTAATCCTTGTAATTGATTGTTAGATAATTGTTAAAATACTAGTAAAAAAAATTAGTTATATATTCCGGTGCGATCCACTATCTCATTTTCTATATAGTTTATAGAATTCCTTAAACTATCTATTCCGCCGGATAACATATCCCGGTTTAATTCTTTTTTGTTATTTTGTATATAGTGATCTTGCATAAATAAAACCGATCGAATTGATTTAAAATCCGCCAATATCTGATAAAAAATCTCATTGTATTCAATAATTTTATATTCTAATGAGGGTTTATCATTTAACGGATTGTAATTACTTTCAAGTACATTTTGAATTTTTTCGCATTCAATACTTTTACTAGCGAATTCATCCTCCAATTGTAAGTACTGTTTTACTAACTCTTCTTTACTTAGTTTATTAAGAGTAATTCTTAAAGCTTCTTTAAGTGTATGCATTGTTAAAAATTCCTTATGAGTTAGATAGTAAAGCAATTGTAAAAAAGTAAGAAAAAACTATGCTAAAAATTGTTAGTGCTAAATAGTCAAAAAATTTATTCATTATTTCCCCTTAATAACCTTGAGCGATCGCCCATGATTCTATTTTATTGATAGTTAATTCGTTAACCTCTAAAAAATTACCTTCTTGATCCTCTAAGCCGCCTAAATGCTGTAATAAAGCTAAACTTCCGCTATATCGCCCTTTGATTACTGTTAGATCGTTAGACTCTTCGTATTCATAAAAAGCTAACTCAAATCCGTTTATTTTTGTACTTTTTTCCATGATATTTTTACCCTTTATAGATTGATTTAATTTAACTACTAACGGAAGTATAACAACAATCTAACAATAATACAATACTTGATCAATTTATAGGGTTATTCATGCGATCCGGGTATCATGCGCCGGGGTGATCATATCTATAGATCGATCATATATAGAGCGATCATAAGCCGGGGTTATTCGTACCCGGGCGATCATGCGCCGGGATCAATAGAGTACTTGTAAGCGATCATGCGCCGGTTAACTATTGATTCTTATTAATACATTCAATAGATATCATTCAATTAATAACCGGGCGATCGTAAACGATCCGGATATATACCGGGGCGATCCATTAAACCGGTTTTATATAGAGCGGTTATCAATAAAACCCTATAAATCCTTATAAAACCCCATTAATGGCGATCTTAGGCGATAACCATATGATCGTTAACTCATTGATTTATATACCCTTATGATCGATTTAAGCGATAAACCGGGGCGATCGATGCGCTTATTCAATCTCTATCTAATTGATTTTATTACCTATTTTGTAACTTATTGATTATAATAAGAAAATCCTATCTCATTGATTTATAACGGATAAACTAAAAAATTCCGTTTTCCGCCGGAGAG